ATTTAACGCTGGGCTTTTTGATTGGAAAAATTGAAAGCGACATCTTGAATTTTTGCAATATAGACGCTCTGCCAGACGCGGCGGTTTATATTGCTATTGATATGGTTTGTGGTGAATTTTTGCAGGACAAAAAATCTGCGGGCAACTTGATTTTGAACGGTATTGATATAAATACCGCGGATGTCAAATCGATTTCTGAAGGCGATACAAGCGTAAGCTTTGACAGCAGCAGCCAAAACGCAGCGCAAAAAGCGGATGTTTTGATAAATTCATTGCTTAGCAGCAAAAGTAATTTATACAAATTCCGGAGGCTTGCATGGTAACCGTCAAAAATGCTATAGAGAGTTTATATATAGGCCGCTGCACCGTAACCGAGCACAGGCAATATATTGACTCAGTCTCAAAACAAACACATTTTGAAGACGTGGATATATTTTCTAACATCCCTTGTAGACTGTCTTTTTCATCATCAAGACCAACAGATGAAAACGTAGCTGCTAGCATTACGCAGTCGATAAAATTGTTTTTGGCGCCGGATGTTAGTATTCCCGCGGGCTGCAAAATAACAGTTACGCAAAACGGTAAAACCACAGCGTATAAACAAAGCGGTGAGCCTGCAGTTCACACACACCATCAAGAAATATCGCTTGAGTTGTTTAAGAAATGGGCTTAAGGCGGTGATTTTATGAGCTTTAATTTTTCACAGCTAGTAGCCTTTCAAAAAAGATTGAAACAGCTGGATAAGAAAATACAAGAGAAAACTTGCAAAAATGTTGCAGATGGATTGGCTAGTAAATTAGTTAAAGCCACAAAACAAAAAACGCCGGTTGGCAAATATCCTAAAAGTGCTCATAAAGTAGGCGGGACATTGCGCCGTGACTGGAAAAGCAAAGGATTTAAAATTCCGCATGGTTACGAAAGAGTTGTTTATAACGATATAGAGTATGCGCCTTATGTCGAATATGGGCATCGAATCGTACGCAACGGTCAAACCATCGGTTTTGTGCAAGGGCGACATATGCTTGAAAAATCAGTAAACGAAATAAAAAGAATTGCTGATAGTTATGCCAAGCAAAAAGCGGAAGAAACAATTAGGGAGGTATTGAGATTTGGAAAATAAAATAATAACGGGCATCAGCCAAAAACTTTTTGAGACGTTTGGATTGGATTATAAAATCTACACCGAAAACGTCGAGCAATTTCTCAATCCCCCTTGTTTTTATGTTGAGCTTTTGCAATCCAGCATGCAGCAAATAGTTTCAAGACGCTATCGATTAGAAAATTTATTTGATATCCACTTTTTCACCAACGAAAACGAGCCTAAAAATGATTTTAGGCGTGTAGCTGATATTTTATATGACGCACTTGAATATATCAGCGTAGACAATGATTTAGTGCGTGGATTAGGGATGCATTATGAAATTGTCGATGATGTGTTGCATTTTTTTGTGAGTTACAACCTAATTTTGATAAAAACGATTGAACCAGAAGAAAAAATGGAAACCTTGAAAACAAGAGGTGAAATAAAATGAACGATGAAAAGAAAGAAACAAAGAAAGAAATCAAATATACACGTGAAGCATTGGTAAACTGCGGACTTTGGAAAGCAGACGTTGTCAATGCTTTTTTAGAAAAGGACAAAACTTATTCAATCGCAGACGCGAAAAAAATTATTGAAAAAAAGTTGAAAGGAGAATGATGTAAATGGCATTAGGCGGAGGAACCTGGGTAACTCAAAATAAAATTTTACCCGGTAGTTATATAAATTTTGTTTCTGCTAAACGTGCAAGCGCAACTTTAGGCGAGCGCGGATATGCTGCAATGCCTTTAGAATTAAACTGGGGCGTTGAAGGAAAAGTTTTTACTGTTACGGCTGAAGATTTCACTAAAAACTCTTTAACTCTGTTTGGCTATGATTACACGCATGAAAACATGAAAGGGTTAAGAGATTTGTTTTTGAATGCTAAAACGCTTTACGCTTATCGGTTAGGCACCGGCACAAAAGCAACTTGTAAATATGCAACTGCTAAATACGCAGGCACACGCGGAAATAATTTAAAAGTTGTTGTAACAGCTATTACAGATGGCGCAAATACAACCGGCTACAACGTAAAAACATTACTTGATAACGTTGTAATGGATTCGCAAAATGTAGACGGTGATGATGCAACAACAAGCTTATTGGCAAACAATGATTTTGTTGATTGGCTTGCCTCTGTATCTTTAGAAGCTGAGACGGTATCGCTTTCAAGCGGCGCAAATGCAACAGTAACAACTCAAAGTTACAGTGATTTCTTAGACAAAATCGAAGCTTATTCATTCAATACAATCGGTGCCGTTAGCACTTCAAGCGATGTAAAAGCTCTGTTCACTGCATTTTGCAAACGCATGAGAGATGAACAAGGTGTTAAATTTCAATGCGTACTTCACAAATATACAACGGCTGATTTTGAGGGTGTTATTTCAGTTGAAAATAATACGGCGGCTGATTTAGTTTATTGGGTAACCGGTGCAAGCGCTGGTTGTGAAATAAATAAATCTAATACAAACAGACTTTATAACGGTGAATACACTGTCAATACTGATTACACACAATCAGAGCTTGAAGCTGCTTTGACAGCTGGCAAATTCATTTTTCACAATGTAGATGGTAATGCACGCGTGTTAGAAGACATCAACACACTTACAACTACGACAGCTGAAAAAGGTGATGATTTCAAATCTAACCAGACAATAAGAGTTTTGGATCAAGTCGCAAATGACATCGCTTTTATTTTTAACACTAGATATCTTGGAATCATCCCAAATGATGAAAGCGGACGCATTTCGCTTTGGAATGATGTAATCACTCATCATAGACAATTAGAATCTATTCGTGCTATCGAAAATTTTGAAAGCAGCGATGTAACTGTTGAAGCTGGAGAAACTAAAAAATCTGTTGTAGTTTTTGACAAAATCACACCGACAAATTGCATGGCGCAACTTTATATGCAATGCGTCGTAGATTAAAGGAGGGAATTATAAATGGCTAATACAATGAATGCAAGAGACGCAATAAGCGGAGCTTTAGCTGAATGTTATGTAATAATTGAGGGCAACCGTTATAATTTCATGCAGATTCGCGAATTCGAAGCGAAAGTAGAAAATAATATTATCGATGTTGCTATTTTAGGCAGAACGTCTAAAGGGCATAAAGCAGCTGGAAGCAATGGCACTTGGAGCGGCACTGCTTATTTTAATCAATCGATTTTGCGCGAATTGCTTTATCGCTATCAAACAAATGGCGAAATGGTTTATTTTGATATTCAAGTAACAACTTCAGACCCAACGTCAAACGCAGGCCGACAGACTATTATTCTTAAAAATTGCTTAATGGATGGCGGTACATTAACAAAATTTAATGCTGATGAAGAGCTTTTGACTGAAGACATTTCTGGTACATTTGATTCTTGGGAAATGCCGGAAAGATTTAATACCCTAAACGGTATGCTTTAATCTTTATTAGGTTCAAAGCCCTAAATTTCTTTTAATGTTTAAGATAAAAAAGGAGCGTAAATATGGATTTAAATAGCTTTTTAAAACAAAATGTAATACAGGCTACCAATGTTAAATATGTAGCCTCTGAAAGATTTTTAGATGATAATAATAACCCTATAGAATGGGAAATTAGATCTATCAGCTCTAAAGAAGATGAAGATTTGCGTAAATCTTCAATGCACAAAGTTCCTATCCCCGGTAAACGCAATCAATTTACTCCAGAACTCGACTCTAACAAATACATGGGGCTTTTAGCTGCTGCATGTACTGTATGTCCAAATTTGAACGATGCAAATTTGCAGGATTCATATGGCGTAATGAGTAATGATGAATTGTTAAAAGCAATGCTTTTACCCGGTGAATACGCTAATTATCTTATTAAGGTTCAAGAAGTTTGTGGGTTTGATCAATCTAATCAAGATTTAGTCGAAGACGCAAAAAACTAATAAAAGAGGGTGACGTCGAAAGTAATTATGCTTACTATTGTTTGCATAAATTTAAGATGTTGCCCTCGCAGTTTATTCAATTAGATCGATACGAAAAAGCATTTATCATTGCTTGTATCGATATTAAAATTGAAAACGATAAAAAAGAAATGCAGAAAATGAAAACAAATCGTAGGAGGTGACCTCGTGGCTACGATTGAAACAAGTATAAAAATGACTGACAAAGCCAGTCCAACTATTAATAAAATTAGTACAGCGCTAAATAAAGCCAACCAGCACTGCGAAAAATTAAACCAATCAAGTAAAAAAGTATTTGATACAGGTGCTATTGAAAAAACAAATTCAAAATTAAATCAGACAGCTAATCAGTACAACCAAATCAATAAAAATATAAAAACAGCCGCTGCATCGCAGAAAAAATTTGCTTCTAGCATAAATTCAACAAACCAATTAGCTTCTACATTAAGTAAGTCGATAAAAGCATTTGTATTGGCATTTGGTGGAATCACTCTTATCAAAAAAAGTATTGATTTCATGAAAAAAACTATTGAAGATGCCCAAATACAAGCCAACGCAGAATTACAATTGAAAGTTGTATTAGCCAACGTTGGTGCAAGTCCGCGCGCATTTGATGAAATAGCAAAAAAGGCTTCAGAAATTCAAAAAAGAGGTATTTTTGGTGATGAAGCTATGTTAGCCGGCGCTGCTGAATTTGCCACCTACATGAGTGATAAAGATGCAATTAAAACCATGATGGATACCTTGGCAGATTATGCAATCGGTATGTCAGGTGGCAAAGCAGTTGACACACAAGGCATGGTTGATTACGCAACTGGGCTTGGAAAAGTTTTAAATGGTTCATATGAGGCAATGACTAAAAAAGGATTTAAATTTTCTGAGGCGCAAAAAGCAATTATTGATGGTACCGCAACACATGCGCAATATGTTGAGGTATTGGGTGAAAATTATAACCAAATGACAGATGATATGAAAAAGGCGCTTACTGTTAATTCAGTCATTGAAGAATCATGGGGTAATTTATATGACTCAATGAGTAATACTCCAGTGGGTAGAATGACGCAATTTAAAAATGCTTTAGGGGATATTTACGAAAAAGCAGGGCAAATTTTGGGACCTCATGTTACAAATTTCTTTAATACCTTGATAAAATATTTGCCTCAAATTGAAGCAGTCATTACTGGTATATCTAAAGCTTTAGCTGTTGTAGTTGATATTGTTAATAGCTTAGTAGATATATCTGGGCAAGCTATAGCATATTTGCAAGATCATTGGAGTGAAATTAATGTTGTGGTTTATGGCTTAGCCGCTGCATTTGGTGTATTAATTTTGGCCTTAAATCCTATTTTGTTTTTGGTAATAGCTATAATTGCAGTTTTAGCCCAAACAGTAAAAATCATAAACAAAGTAACCGGTCAAAGTATAAGCACCATCGGAATTATTGCGGGCGCTGTCGCATGGTTTGGTAGCCTTATTTGGAATACTATTGCTGTTGTGTGGAATTTTATTGCTATTTTTGTTGAATGGATCGTTAATATCATAAAGCATCCTTTAATTGCAGCCAAAGTTGCATTAAATAATCTCACTGCATATATATTGGATTTTGCTGCTAATACTACAAGCATATTTGATGGTATCGCAACAAACATCGCAAATGCGATGATTAGCGCTATAAATTTAATAATTAAAGCTTGGAATACTCTTATTGATATTTTTGGACCGGGAGAATTTTTGGGCATTAAATTTAATAAGGGCAAAGAGATTTCACAAATTGGCTCTATAACGGCTGTTTTTAGGTCAGCCGCTGCAAGTTATAGACAAGAAGCAGAAAATATAAAACCTGATGATTATTGGACAGCTCCAAGAATGGGCTTTATAAATACTAATAATGCATATAGCAGTGGTTATAATTGGGGCGCTTCATTGGGCAAATCAGTTGGCAATACACTTAATAATCTCTTCTCAAATGGTAATAGTTCTTCTAGCATTTTAGATGATATTGCAAATAACACAGGCAATACTGCAGCTAACACCGGTGCATTGAACAATGCTTTGTCTGCAACCGATGAAGACTTGAAATATTTACGCTCACTTGCTGAGCGTGACGCGATAAATAAATTTACTACTGCGCAAATTAAAGTTGAGATGACAAACAATAACTCGATTGCTTCAGATATGGACATCGATGGCGTTGCGAATGCCTTAACTCAAAAACTCAATGAACAGTTAGCTTGCCAAGTAATGGGGGTTTATGCTTAATGTATTCTTTTTATTTAGACAATGTTTTGTTACCGATTACACCAAAACAATTACAAATCAAAATAAAAAACCAAAATAAAACGATTGAGTTAATAAATTTTGGACAAGTCAACATTTTAAAAACGCCGGGTCTGTCTGAAATCAATTTTGATTTTTCAGTCCCTATCGTGGGCAAATATCCCTTTGCACGTGAATTGCAAAGCCCTGAATATTATTTTTCATTGCTTGAAAAGCTTAAAACGCAATTAAAACCTTTCAAGTTTACAGTGTTAAGGCAAATAAGAGCCGATAGAAGTGAGTTTGCAACAAATATGAATGTTACGCTTGAAGATTATGAAATAGTCGAAGATGCCGATAATGGCTTGGATGTTACTTTCAAAATAAGTCTAAAACAATATCGAGAGTATGCAACCCAAAATCTCGAAATCAAGCAAAATTCAGATGGTAAGCTCACAGCTACAAAACAAACCACACGTCAAACCACTAAAGAACCAGCCAAAACTTATACTGTTAAAGCCGGCGATACTTTGTGGAATATCGCGAAAAAGCAACTTGGTGATGGCTCTAAATATAAAGATTTGACGGCTTTGAACAACATTTCAAACCCAAATTTTTTATCGGTTGGGCAGGTTTTAAAACTTTCTTGAATGGGTATACTTGACTTTGGGCTAATCTTGAGTTTATAATGAGGTTAGTAAGAAAAATGTTGAAAGTTCAAGTGATACACAAAAAACCTGCAGCCGCTAACTGCAGGTTTTCTATTGTGCTTGTTGTCACTAATTATCTATCAAGCCACTTGCAAATGTAGTAAGAAAGCACATTTGCTGCGATAGACAATAAAAATGTTGAGAGTTCCTTCAAAGCGATACACCTCCTCTCTGTTGTCCAGAGTATGGAGTGTGACAACCCAACCATTTTAACACAAAATCGCTTATAAACCAACAAAAAAGGCGGTGCGAACGATGGAAAACAAAATTGAATTATATATTTACAACAATGTCAACAAAAAGACATACGCGCCAATAATAAAAGATGAAATTGTATGGCAAACAGAAAGAAAAGGCGTTGCTGGGAAATTGACTTTTACAATCGTTAAAGATTCTCTAATAGACTTTAACGAAGGTAGCAGCGTTATTTTTAAATACAATAACCAAAATGTTTTCTTTGGCTATGTGTTTTCAAAATCACGAGATAAAGAACATCACATACAAGTTACTGCGTATGACCAGTTACGATATCTCAAAAACAAACACACTTACACATATGAAAATAAAACAGCAAATGAAGTCGTTGGCATGATTGCCAGCGATTTTTTATTGAAAACGGGGCAACTGCAAAATACAAGTTATAAAATACCCGCTAAAATCGAAGACAACTCAACACTCTTTGACATAATCCAAAACGCGCTTAACGACACACTTTTAAACACAAATAAGCTTTATGTTTTGTATGATGACTTTGGTTCTTTAACGTTAAAAAACATTAACGAAATGTTAATCGACAAAAGCTTTATGATAAGCGATATCTCAGCCCAAAATTTTGATTACAAAACATCAATCGACGACAAAACTTATAACAGAATCCAACTTTATATCGATGACAAAGACACAAACAAGCGCCAATTCACTATTGAACAAGATGTTAGTGCAATTAGCAAATGGGGGATTTTGCAGCTTACAGAAAAGCTAAATACGAACGAAAACGCCAAAGCTAAAGCTAAAGCAATGCTTTCTCTATATAATCAGCCAACGCGTACTTTATCCGTCAAAGATATTTTTGGTGATATACGCGCACGCGCGGGCAGCTCAATTTATACTCAATTAAATTTGGGCGACATTATTTTAAATGGTTACATGCTAATTGAAAAAGCTAAGCACGAATTTAGTAATAACGAATACACAATGACGCTTGATTTATACCGCTCTGATTTCGGCGCGACAAATTAAGGAGGCAAACATGAATTTACTTGAATCAATTAAGATTGCTTCTATTGACGCCATAAATGCATCTAAACCAGTTGAAATAGTTTATGGCATAGTTTTATCTATCGAGCCTCTGAAAATTGATTTAGAGCAAAAATTGACGCTCTCTGAATCATTTTTGATTGTGCCTGAAGAATTTACCGACAGAAAAATTAATATCGTGATTGATGATGAGGAAAAGGAAATTGAAATCAAAAGCGCGCTTAAAGTTGATGACAAACTAATACTTGCTAGAGTGCAAGGTGGGCAAAAATATTTAGTTTTATCGAGATTGGCGGAGGTGGATGAATAATGTTGCCACAAACAAATTTTGAGTTAACTTCTGACTTTCAAATACAAAATCAGCCGAGCTACACATTTAAATTAAATAGCGATGATGAAAATATAAAAGGCTTTGTTGATGATTTACAAGCCGTAAAACAAGCCATATATTTGATTTTAAACACGCAAAGATATCAATACCTCATTTATGACTGGAATTACGGTGTTGAGTTTGATGATTTAATTGGCAGCGAAAAAAATTATGCGATGGTGCAAATCCAAAGCAGAATAACAGACGCATTATTGCAAGATGACAG